TGACTGGTGGAAGCTCTGGGAGAAGGACGACCCGCCACCGTGTGAGTACGTGATCATGAGTCTGGACGCGGCGGCTGAGAGCCACAACCGGGCCGACTTTACCGCCCTCACCACGTGGGGCGTGTTCATGAACGACGAGGGCGCGTACAACATCATCCTCCTGAACTCAATCAAGAAGCGGCTGGAGTTCCCAGAACTCAAGGAGCTTGCCTACTCTGAGTACAAGGAGTGGGAGCCAGATGCGTTCATCGTGGAAAAGAAGTCTGCGGGCACGCAGCTTTACCAAGAAATGAGGCGTACAGGCATCCCTGTGGGCGAATACACACCACACAGAGGTAGCGGCGACAAGCTGGCACGGTTAAACTCTGTGGCAGACATCGTGCGTTCTGGGTTATGTTGGGTGCCTGACACCCGCTGGGCCGAGGAGGTCGTGGAGGAGATCGCAGGTTTCCCCTTCATGAGTCATGATGACTTGGTGGACTCCACGGTGATGGCGCTGATGAGATTCCGACAGGGTGGGTTCATCCGATTGCCGTCTGATGAGCCTGACGAAATCAGGTACTTCAAATCCCGCCGTGGCGGGTATTACTAAGGATAGATCATGGCAGCAGCAGATTCAATGAGCAAGGGCTTGTACTCCGCACCGCAAGGGCTGGAGAGCTTGGGTGACAGTATTGAAGTCACGATGGACGAGGAGTCCACAGTCAACATGCTGCCCGATGGCGGCGCTGAGATTCTCATGGGTGAAGCCACCGATGTAGAAGACGATACTGACTTTGAATGTAACCTCGCCGAGCACATGGACGAGGGCACACTGAACACACTCGCGGGAGACCTCATTGAGTTGTTCGAGGCTGACGTGGTGGCCCGCAAAGAGTGGGCCGACACATTCGTCAAGGGTCTCGAAGTGCTGGGCTTCAAGTACGAGGAACGCACCGAGCCTTGGGACGACGCATGTGGCGTGTACTCAACCGTGCTGGCCGAAGCTGCGATTCGGTTCCAAGCCGAGACCATGAGTGAGACATTCCCTGCAGTCGGTCCAGTCAAGACCAAGATCTTGGGGAAGGTGACTAAAGAAAAAGAAGAATCAGCAAGCCGTGTCCGCGAGGACATGAACTACATGCTGACAGAGAAGATGGTGGAGTACCGCCCCGAGCATGAGCGTATGTTGTTCTCCCTTGGGCTGGCGGGGTCTGCGTTCAAGAAGGTGTATTTTGACCCGAGTTTGGGGCGTCCGACTGCCGTATATATACCGGCAGAAGATGTGATTGTGCCCTATGGCACCGCCCATATTGAGGTGGCTGAGCGGGTCACCCACCAGATGCGAAAGACCAAGATTGAGGTTGACCGCCTGATGGCCAGCGGGTTCTACCGGGAAGTTGAGTTGGGCGAGCCCGTGACGACATTTACGGACTTGGAGAAGAAAAAAGCCCAAGAAAACGGCTACGTGCTAACCAACGACAACCGGTATACCCTGTATGAGATTCACGTAGAAACATGCATTCCTGGGGTAGACGACGAGGACGAAGATAGCAAACAAGTCAATGGGGAGCCCCTAGCCAAACCGTACGTCATTACCATTGATAAGGGCACGCAGACGGTGTTGTCCATCCGTCGCAATTGGAACCCTGAAGACCCCCTCACCCTCAAGCGGGACCACTTCGTCCACTATGTATACGTGCCGGGATTTGGGTTCTATGGGCTTGGGTTGATCCACATCATTGGTGGGTTTGCACGGGCGGGCACATCGATTATTCGTCAGCTGGTGGATGCGGGGACACTATCTAACCTGCCCGGTGGGTTGAAGTCCAGGGGCCTGCGAGTCAAGGGCGATGACACACCGATTAACCCGGGTGAGTTCCGAGATGTCGACGTGCCTAGCGGGTCGATCAAAGACAACATCCTGACCCTGCCGTATAAAGAGCCGAGCCAGACACTCTTGGCGTTGCTGCAGCGCATTACCGAAGAAGGCCGCAGGCTAGGTGCCATCAGCGATATGAATATCTCTGATATGAGCGCTCAGGCCCCGGTGGGGACCACACTTGCGTTGTTGGAGCGGACTCTGAAGCCCATGGCGGCGGTGCAGTCCCGCGTGCACTTTGCAATGAAGCAGGAGTTCAAGCTCCTCAAGGCGTTGATTGCAGACTACGCCCCGCAAGAGTATTCATACGAGCCCGAGAGTGGGTTTGCCCGGGCAAGGCAGGCTGATTATGCCTCGGTGGATGTCATCCCCGTTAGCGACCCGAATAGCAGTACCATGGCCCAGCGGGTGGTGCAGTACCAAGCAGTATTCCAGATGGCGCAGTCTGCACCCCAGATCTACGACTTGCCTTACCTGCACCGGCAGATGATTGAAGTGTTGGGGGTCAAGAACGCGGATAAGATCGTGCCAACCTCCGAAGACCAGAAGCCGCGTGATCCGGTGTCTGAAAACATGGCAGCCCTTGTGGGCCAGCCGGTCAAAGCCTTCATCTACCAAGATCACGATGCGCATATCGCCACCCACATGGCGTTCTTGCAAGACCCGATGATTGCCCAGATGGTGGGTCAGAATCCGATGGCGCAGCAGATTATGGCCTCCCTGCAAGCGCACATTGCCGAACATCTAGCCTTCAGTTACCGCAAACAGATCGAGGAGCGCTTGGGTGCGCCACTACCCCCGCCGAACGAAGAGCTGCCTGAAGATATGGAGGTCCAGTTGTCCAGACTGGTGGCCGATGCAGGTAAACAACTTACACAAGCCCACATGCAGCAGCAAGCCCAGCAGCAGGCCCAGCAGCAGGCCCAAGATCCGATGTTCCAGCTGGAGCAAGCGAAGGTCAAGACGCAGGAGATGGAGGTGACCCGCAAGATCCAGAAGGATCAGACGGATGCGAGCTTGGCGCAACAGAAGTTGCAGTTGGAAGGGCAAAAAGTACAGATTGAGGCGGCCAAAGAAGGCATGCGCGTGCAGTCCCAGGACAAACAAGCTGCAGAGCGCCTGCGCCTTGATGCACTAAAAGTGTTAGCGACACCCAAACAACCGTCTATACCGAAAGGGCCAAGTAGGTAGCCATGGCAAAAACCGTCTATGACGTGCTCATTGATAAATACGCGGAGGATGTCTCCGCGTCTACTGAATTCCTGATAGCGGGGTCTGCTAAAGACTACGCAGAATATCGGGAAGTGGTTGGCCGGATCCGAGGTCTTCGGCTAGCTATCGATGCGACAAAAGATCTCTCGCGGTCTCAACTGGAAGATGATGACAATGAATAGCCCCCAAGCTGCAGAAGTAGAACTGTCCGAAACTGAGTTTGAACGACAACTACCTAGACCCGTCGGGTACAAGCTCTTGATTGCCCTACCCAAGGTTGAAGAAACCTTTGGCGATACGGGCATCGTTAAAGCCGACCGAACTAAATACGAAGAGCACCTTTTGACTGTAGTGGGTTTGGTGTTGGATATGGGCAGCCAAGCCTATAACGACTCGGAGCGCTACCCCACTGGGCCATGGTGTAAGGTTGGGGACTACGTGTTGTTCCGGGCAAACACCGGCACACGGTTCAGGGTGCATGGGGTTGAGTACCGGCTGATGAATGATGACTCAATTGACGCAGTAGTGACCGATCCGCGTGGCGTGACGCGTGCATAAGGAGTAGACCATGCCGTTCCAGAAAGTTGAATTTGAGTTTCCAGATCCCGATAAAGTCAAAGAAACCGATGTTAACGTCAAAGAAAATGGTGACGTAGAGTTGGTTGTAGAGGGGCGACCCGATCAGACGCAGGCCACCCCCGAGAAGGCTCCGGCAAAAGAGCCCGAGGCCAAAGAAGACCCCGTTGACATTGAAATTGTCGACGACACCCCACCGAAAGACCGAAACCGCAAGCCTTCGGCCCCGCCCGATGAGTTGACGGATGATGAACTGCAAGATTATTCGGAGAAAGTTCGTCGTCGGCTGCAGCACTTCTCCAAGGGATACCACGACCAGCGCCGTGCCGCAGAGCAAGCCGCCCGGGAGCGTGCTGAACTTGAGCGGTTGACCCAAAAACTTCTCGATGAGAACAAGACCCTCAAGGGCACGGTCTCCAAGAACCAAGAGATTTTGCTTGAGCAAGCCAAGCGTGCGGCTGCAACCGAGCTAGACCAAGCCAAGGTCAAGTATAAGCAGGCATATGAGGCCGGGGACGCGGACGCCGTCGTTGCCGCGCAGGAAGAGTTGACCTCGGCCAAGCTGAAGGTAGACCGGGTTAGTAGTTTTAGGTTGCCTACTTTACAAGAACCTAATAATGAGGTACAAACACAGTCACAAGAGGTTGTTAATACGCCTAAAGTTGATCCGAAGGCGGCGCAATGGCAGAAAGACAACCCTTGGTTTGGTGCCGATGATGAAATGACAAGTTTCGCTCTCGGATACCATCAAAAACTCGTTAAGGAAGGAGTTGATCCTACATCTGACGACTACTACGAGAAAATAAATTCTCGTATGCGGCAAGTCTTCCCGGACCAATTTGGTGAAGAGGAGCCAGAAGGAGTAGCTGAACCGCGTCGTAGGGCCTCTGTAGTTGCCCCGGTTACTCGCAGCGTTGCGCCTAAAAAGATCACGCTGACAAAGACGCAAGTCGCCTTGGCAAAACGCCTCGGTGTGCCGCTTGAAGAATACGCCAGACAGGTTGCTATGGAGATGAGGAAACAAAATGGCTGAGAATCGAATCGCACGTGAGCAAGAAACCCGGGAACAAGGTGTTCGTAAACGCAGTTGGGAGCTTCCCAACGTGCTGCCGACTCCGCGTCCGGAACCCGGTTATGAATTTCATTGGGTGCGTATCAGCATACGTGGTGAAACCGATCCTCGGAATATTTCCTTGAAACTCCAAGAAGGTTGGGAGCCTGTTAAGGCATCTGATCACCCCGAAATCTTTGTGGCAGGCGTGGAGAACGCCCACTTCAAGGACAACATCGTGATTGGTGGGCTGATGCTTTGTAAAACCCCGACGGACTTTGTTGAGGACCGCAACGAGTTTTTTAACCGACAAGCTGCGGACCAGATGCGAACCGTTGACAACAATCTCATGCGAGAGAATGACCCGCGTATGCCGCTTTTCAATGAGCGAAAGACCAAGGTTACTTTCGGTAGAGGATCTTAATTTTAGGAGTCTATAATGGCCTACCCTGTTGTTTCAGCCCCGTACGGGCTAAAGCCGATCAATCTGATCGGTGGGCAGGTGTTCGCAGGTTCGACGCGTATGTACAACATTACCTACGCGTATGCCACGGACATCTTTTATGGTGATTTTGTTGCCCTGGTTCGCGGCAATCTGGAGCGCATTAGCGTCACCAGCGGTGCGGCGGGTACCCTTGCGGGTATTTTCCTGGGCTGCTCGTATACCAATCCGGTGACGAAGCAAAAGACGTTTTCGCAATACTGGCCTGCCAGCACGGCGGCTGGGGATGCGGTGGCGTACATTTGTGATGACCCGGACACGGTGTTCAAGGCGGTTGTTTGCTCGGCCACCACGGTTGTAGCGTCTGGTGCTCGCGCGATGATTGGCCAAAACTTGGCGTGCCTGAACAATACCGGCAGTGCTTCTACTGGTAACAGCAAGAATGCGTTGGCTGCGCCGACTGCCACTCCGGCTACTACGGCGACTTTGCCGATCCGTGTTCTGGGTCTGGTGGAAGAGACTGCGGTGTCTTTGGGTACGGCGACGTACACCAGCATTGCAACTGAGACGATTACCTGCTCGGCGCTGCCGTTCGCACTTCCGGTGGGTACTGATGTGGGTTCGCTGGCGGCTAACGGCCAGTACATCCCATCGGGATCGTTTGTTGCTACCGCTGCGTCTGCAGGAGCAACTACGGTTGTGCTTAACCAAGCGCCTATTGCGGCGTTTGCGGCGAGTGCTACCTTGGTGTTCACGCAGTTCCCGGAGCTTTACGTCAAGCTCAACTTCGGCCAGCATGAGTATTATGCTGGGCTGGCTACGGCTTAAGGAGTAAACCATGGCAATTTCACGCGCACAACTACTGAAGGAACTCCTGCCGGGGCTTAACGCGTTGTTCGGCATGGAGTACAAGCGCTACGGCGAAGAGCATAAAGAACTCTACGAACAGGAAAGTTCTGAGCGCTCGTTTGAAGAAGAAACCAAGCTGTCTGGTTTTTCTGCGGCTCCTGTCAAGAATGAAGGTTCCGCAATTGCGTATGACAATGCGCAAGAAGCCTGGACGGCGCGGTACAACCACGAAACCATTGCAATGGGTTTCAGCCTGACGGAAGAGGCCATTGAGGACAACCTCTATGACTCGCTGTCGTCTCGCTACACCAAAGCGCTGGCTCGTGCGATGGCCTACACGAAGCAAGTCAAGGCGGCGTCGGTTCTGAACAACGGCTTTAGCAGCGCGGTCACTTATGGTGACGGTGTGAGCCTGTTTAGCACGGCGCATCCGCTTGTTTCGGGTGGGACCAACAGCAACCGTCCCACGGTGGCCGCTGACCTGAATGAGACCTCGCTTGAGGCTGCTGTGATTCAGATCGCTGCTTGGACCGATGAGCGCGGCCTGCTGATTGCTGCCCAGCCCCGCAAACTGATTGTTCCGCCTGCGCTGCAGTTCGTTGCTACGCGCTTGCTTGAGACGGAACTTCGGGTTGCTACGGCGGATAACGATCTTAACGCTCTGCGTAAGATGAATAGTATCCCCGAGGGCTTTTCGGTCAATCACTATCTGACCGATAACAACGCCTGGTTCCTCCTGACGGACGTTCCCAACGGATTGAAACACTTTGTCCGGACCCCGCTGCAAAACTCCATGGATGCTGATTTTGATACCGGTAATGCCCGGTACAAGGCCCGTGAGCGTTACAGCTTCGGTGTCAGCGATCCGTTGGGCGTCTACGGTTCGCCGGGGGCGTAAGTTGTTGTAGTGCGATAGGGGGGCTTCGGCCCCCCTTTCTTTTGTATTGACACTTTTACAACAACCTGATACAAACATCTTATTCCGGGGTTACTCGGTACGTTTGACAGTCCCGGCTGACGACATGCAGACAAACGTACCCCGACTTGCATGTAAGGATCCAAAATGGCGAATACGACCTTTAACGGACCAGTAAGGTCCGAAAACGGCTTCGGAGTTATCTCCAAGAACACCACGACCGGTGCCGTTACCACGGTTCTCGCAATTGATGGTGCTGGGGTTCAAGTTGCTCCGGTTTCTCTGTCTGATGGTGACGTTACGCTTGCAGATACGACAAACGCGGGTCGCGTTAACCTTGTTCCGAATGGCACCCAAGACAACACCTACACGCTGCCTGCGCCTGTAGCGGGGCTGTATTTTCGGTTTGTTTATGCGGGCGGTGCAGCTGACGCCACTGACGCTATCATCAATACCGGTAGCGATACCAACTATTTCATTGGTGGCGTGACGTTCCTTGATTCGGATGCGGGCTCGGCTGCGGACGAAATCTCTGTCGTGTACTCGGACGGCAACTCCAACAGCAAATTCCAAATCAATGTTCCCGGAGCGTTTGATATCAATGTGCTGGCCATTGACGATACGAACTGGCAAATCTGGGGCACCGTAACCTCTACGACCGCACCTACCTTCGCTGACCAGTAATAGGGGACCGTCATGGGGCGCATGCAATATGACGTTTGGTCCGTAACCCCTGAGACAGACGACGAGTATTACTTTGCCGATGCGTCCATTGCGGACGCAGGGGCGCTGTCTTTGCTTGCCAATACCGTAGGCCCGTACGGCTACGGTTATAAATTGGTTATCACGTCCGCAGGGGACGATACCGGTATTACGTTTACGATTACCGGGCTTAAAGTTGGTGACCTCTCAGGTGCAGTAACTACAGAGGTTGTTACTGGTGCAAACGCAAGTACCGCAACATCAGTTAATTTTTACGCCCGCGTGGACTCCATCGTTGCTAGCGGGGCTTCTGCAAGTACCGTAAAGATTGGTACAACGGGTAACCTCGCGCTGCCGCGCTGCCGCGTCAAGGGCTTGTACTACGTTGCGTCGGCTACTCCGGGTACGGTCAAAATCAACCGCAACAGCCTTGCCTCTGATCTGCTGCTGCAGATCAACACCCCTGGTAATGAAGACGTGGTAAATAGTTTGTACATGCCTGCGGAGGGTATTTTGACTACCCGAGGTGGCCTTGCGGACTATTCTGAGGTGACTTTGACCAACGTGTCTTTCGTTACTTTGTTGTGTGGTTAGTATGGCTAAGTCACCAGCATGGCAGCGCAAGGAAGGAAAAAACCCTGCGGGTGGGTTAAACGCCAAGGGCAGAGCTTCTTACAACCGTGCCAACCCTGGGAAACCTGGGTTGAAGGCACCACAACCCGAAGGTGGGCCTCGTCGAAATTCCTTTTGCGCCCGGATGGAAGGGATGAAGAAGAAATTGACGAGCAAGAAGACTGCAAGTGACCCAAATAGCCGCATCAATAAATCTTTGCGCGCATGGAAATGTTAGGGCGCAGGCTATGGAAATGATGGTATGGAATATTGTCCTAACCGCCATCGTGGCGCTCTTGGGATACGTCTTGAAAGATAAGTTTGCTGAATTGCAGCGCATCAGCATTTTGCTTAACAAAACCCGTGAAGAAGTTGCTAGGGATCATATTACCCGTACAGAGTTTCGTGCGGACATGAACCAACTGTTAGAGCGGTTTGACCGGTTGGAGCGCAAGATCGATGCAATCCGGGGGCAGAATAGTGCCATCTAAGTCTAAGGCGCAGCACAATCTTATGGCTGCAGTGGCCAACAACCCTAAGTTTGCTAAGCGGGTGGGAGTTTCCCAGTCTGTTGGACGAGAGTTTATGAAAGCCGACGAAGGTCGGAAATTTGCCAAAGGTGGAGAGATGAAAGAATCCAAAGCAATGATGCGCAAAGAAGTCGGCTTCATGAAAAAGGCCGGTGCCCCGAAATCGATGATCAAGCATGAGGAAGCCGAAATGCGTGCGTCGAAGCCTAAGAAGATGATGGGTGGTGGTATGGCCGAAGGCAACATGATGGCGGCTAAGGGCCGTGGGATGGCCAAAGCGGGCATGCAAAAGAAGATGCCTGCGGGATACGCAGCGGGTGGGCGTATTGCCTCTAAAGGTGAGCATGCGGTTCAGCGCCAAGCCAAGCGTGGGGCGCAGATGATCAAGATGGCCCGTGGCGGGCGTGCTTGCTAAGGAGATATAAATGAAAAAGAAATATAGCGATGGTGGGGATATTATTACTTCTGATGACGACAACCCCGACGATCAGGAAGTGTATCGCGAATCTAAGTCTACGGGGGTTAAAGTTCGTGATACCCCTCCAGGTAAAAAAGCAGTAGGTCGCCCTACTGCTCCCAGAGAACAAGAGGATGCCTCACCTAAAACATCCGTAGCAAAGACGAAGGCTACTACTTTCTCCGAACTACGTGGGCAACGGGCAACTCGTGCAGGTGAGCAACAACAACGTCGCTCTGCGGAACGTCGATTACAAAACAAGGGAATAGATTTCCGTGCAGGAGGCTACGTCAAGTCCGCTGATGGCTGCGCCAAACGCGGTAAAACCAAAGCTAAAATGGTGTAAATCATGCGCGCAAGCCGGGGTATGGGGGATATCAACCCCAGCAAGATGCCAAAACCTAAGCGTATGAAGCGCCGTGACAACACGGACTTCGATATGTACGCCGAAGGGGGCAAGGTCTCCCGCGTCAATGAGGCGGGAAACTACACTAAACCCGGCATGCGCAAGGCACTTTTTGAGAAAATTAAGTCTCAAGATGTGCAAGGCACTAAGTCAGGCCAGTGGAGCGCGAGGAAAGCACAGCTCCTTGCTAAGCAATATAAGGCCCGTAACGGTGGATACAGGGACTGATATTAGACTTTTTAAGGCTCAAGTCCGGGCGGAGTTGTCTCGGCTAGAGGCTGCGTCAACCGCAAAAGATGTAGCGGGCAAAGCAATAGGTAAGCACGGGCTTGCCTATATAACCACTATTGTAATACTTGCTGTAGTATCTAGTTTGTTTTTAGAGAACGAAAAGATTGCCGCTGTTATGGGGCTGTTGGGGGCTGCATTGACCGCACTAATCTCAATGCTCAACGGAATTGCAGGGGCGTCTCCTAAACAAGAAAAACCTGAGTTTGAGATTATTCGGCAGCTAATTGACAAGTTGGATAGAGACGAACTGCCTATGCGGGTGAATGTTGAAGGTGAACAGGTTACAGTAAGCAAGGGCGCTGATGTCGTAAAGGCTGACCGATGAAAGCCCCACAACAGAGCCTGAAGGCATGGACGCAACAAAAGTGGACTACGAAATCAGGCAAGCCCTCTAGCAAGACTGGGGAGCGGTACCTTCCTGAAGCGGCGATTAAATCGCTTAGCCCCGCAGAGTATGCGGCAACTACCCGGGCCAAACGTGCAGGCAAAGCGGCAGGTAAACAGTTTGTAAAGCAGCCTAAAGCGATTGCTCAGAAAACTGCGAGGTTTAGGTAATGGCCAAGAAGTGGATTGAAGAGGCGATCAAGCAGCCTGGGGCATTGCGCCAACAGCTTGGCGTTAAGGAAGGCAAGAAAATCCCGGCTAAGAAGCTTGCTAGTGCTGCCAAGGCTCCAGGTAAGTTGGGTCAACGCGCGCGTCTGGCCCAGACACTCAAGAAGATGAAGTAACATGCCAACGTCCGGGTCCACCGCGTTTACGCTTGATTTTACGGATATCGCCGAAGAGGCGTGGGAGCGTGCTGGGCGTGAGATGCGCACAGGCTATGACCTGCGCACTGCGCGTCGTTCGATGAATCTGATGACCATCGAGTGGCAAAACCGTGGCATCAATATGTGGACTATTGATCAGGGCTCGATTACCCTGACGCCCGGGCTAAGTACGTATGCGCTGCCTGTAGATACGATTGATCTTTTGGATCACGTCATCCGCACGGGGGCAAACTCTGCGTCTACTCAGGCCGATTTGAGTATTACTCGGATCAGTGTATCGACCTACGCAACGATCCCGAACAAGCTTGCTACGGGGCGGCCCATCCAAGTCTGGGTTCAACGCCTGTCTGGTGTTGTGTCTCCCACTGGGTTGACCCTCAACGGCACAATTAACGCCACCACGACGACGATTACACTTAGCTCAACAGTGGGGCTCCCCGCTGCAGGGTTTATCCGTATCGATAACGAAGATATTGCATATGGCTATCTGAGCGGCAATACGCTTGGTGGGGTGTTCCGGGGGCAAAATGGCACCACGGCGGCGATACATACGACCGGGGCTGCGATCTACAACCCGAATTTGCCTGCGGTTACCGTCTGGCTTACCCCGGATAACACCCAGACTTATCAGTTTATCTACTGGCGCATGCGCCGTATTCAGGACGCTGGTGCGGGCACTCAGCTTGCAGACATGAACTTCCGGTTTTTGCCGTGCTTGGTTGCCGGATTGGCGTATCACATTGCCATGAAAGTACCTGAATTGGTCGAGCGCGTACCGATGCTCAAGCAGGCGTACGAAGAACAGTTTGACCTTGCTGCCGGAGAGGATCGAGAAAAGGCTGCAATCCGTTTTGTGCCGCGCCGACAATACGTCTATGGTGGCTAATGAGCAACCGGTACGCATCAAACAAGATCGCTATCGCCATATGCGATAGGTGCGGCTTTAGATATAAGCTGAAAGATCTTCGTGAGCTTACGGTTAAGACCAAAAAAATCAATCTTTTGGTCTGTAATGAGTGCTGGGATCCCGATCATCCGCAGCTTCAGTTGGGAATGTACCCCGTAGACGATCCGCAAGCGTTGCGTAACCCGCGTCCTGATACGACCTATGTAACATCTGGTACGTTGGCAGACGGGTCTTCTGGGGAAGGTAGCCGTACCATTCAGTGGGGATGGAATCCTGTGGGTGGGGCAAGCTCGTTTGATGCGGTGCTAACACCGAATTCGCTGGTCGCTGTGGGCCAACTTGGGTCCGTAACTGTCGCGTGAGGGCATGATGAAAGCTAAAAAATATCTTTCTGGTGGTGATGTTAAGCAGGTCAAGACCATTGCTTCCAAACAAGTTAAGCAGCATGAGAAGTCCATGCATGGCATGGCAAAGGGCGGCGGTGTTAAAATTCGTGGCACGGGTGCTGCCACTAAGGGGTTGCGTGCCCGGGGTCCGATGGCCTAAGAGGGTAGCATGAACTACACCGAGTTAAAGCAAAATATAAAAGACATCTGCGAGAATGAATTCTCGGAAGATGCGTTGGCTATGTTTACCAAACAAGCCGAGCAGAAAATATACAACACGGTGCAGTTGCCTGCCATTCGGAAGAACGAGACCGGTACGCTTACTATCGGAAACAAGTATCTCCAAATCCCTTCGGACTACCTTTATACATTTTCCCTCGCGGTTGTGAAGGCCAATGGGGACTATGAATACCTGCTTAACAAGGATGTAAACTTTATCCGCGAGGCGTACCCGGGGCCAGCGGTTACGGGCCTGCCTAAACACTACGCAAACTTCGATGATACGGCGTTTATTCTTGGCCCCACACCGGACGCCGCCTATACCGTTGAGCTTCACTACGGGTACTACCCCGAATCGATTGTAACGGCGGGGACGACGTGGTTGGGGGATGAGTTTGACTCCGCCCTTCTTAATGGCGCGCTTCTTGAAGCAATTCGGTTTATGAAGGGTGAGCCGGATATCATCGCCAACTACGAAAAATTCTACCTTCAGGCGATTGGGCTCATTAAGATGCTTGGAGATGGTAAACTACGGCAGGATACATATCGCTCCGGACAGTTCCGAACGCCCGTCAGCTAAAGGCTTGCTATGTCGCTTACCCAGACGCTCTGCACTTCTTTCAAAGTGGGCCTCTTTAGGGGGACTTTTAACTTTGATACGGGTACGACACAAGTCTATAAGCTTGCACTCTATACGGCAGCGGCCTCGTTGGGGGCTGCAACTACGGCGTATACGACGGATGGAGAGGTTACCGGCACAGGATATGTTGCTGGTGGCGATGTGCTTACCGTATCTCAAATTCCTACATCGTCTGGTACCACAGCGTATATTAACTTTTCAGATGTAACGTGGACCGGTGCGGTATTTGTTGCTCGTGGGGGGCTGATTTATTTGGCGGATGGGGTAACGAACCCCTCGGTTGCCGTGCTCGATTTCGGCGCGGATAAATCTACTACCCCTGCAGGCGTGTTTAACGTGCAGTTTCCTGCTTCGTCGGTGTCTACGGCGATTATTCGGCTTGCGTAAATGTGGATCCCCGTATCGACATCCCAAACTGCCAATTGGGCTACGGTTAACGACGCACAAACTGCAAACTGGCAACCGATTTCTACTTGAGGTCTAGCGCATGGCTACCCAATATACCCCGATTTTGAAGCTCGCGTTGCCGGTGACCGGTGAATTGTCGGGTACTTGGGGTGATGTTGTTAACGACAATATCACGTCGATGGTAGAGCAGGCCGTTGCGGGCCTTGCCACAATCAATTCTTGGACGGCTAATGCGCATACGCTGACTACGGCTAACGGCACTACGTCTGAATCACGTTGCGCCATGTTGGTTGCTGATGATGACGGCGCGGGTAACCCCTCGGCGGCGGCTGAAATTATTTGCCCCGCAGTAACCAAGCTGTATGTTCTTAAAAATATTTCCGGGCAACAAGTTACTCTTAAAACGTCTAGCGGGACCGGGGTTGCAGTTGCAAATAACCAGACAGCGTTTTTGTTTTGTGATGGCACGAACGTCAATGCTTGCGTCACTACGATTGTAGATGGGCGCATTACTGGGAATCTTACCGTTGACGGCAACACGACGCTTGGAAATGCTACTTCTGACACGATTACGGCTACGGCGAGGTTTGCTTCCGGCCTGATTCCCTCTGCAGATAATACGCAAGATCTGGGCTCTTCCGGTAACTCGTGGAAAGACCTTTATATTGACGGCACCGCGTATCTTGCCCTTGTCGATATCAACGGCGGCACCATTGATGGGGCAACCATTGGTGGGGGTACTCCGGCAGCAGGTACGTTTACGACTGTAGCGGCCACAACCGGCAATATCACGACCGTAAATGCGACTACGGTTGATACGACCAACATCGAAGTCACCAACATTAAGGCCAAGGATGGTACGGCGTCGGCAACGATTGCCGACTCAACAGGGGTAATGACGATTGCCTCTTCGGTCTTGACGACGACCGATATCAACGGGGGCACCATTGATGGGACGATCATTGGTGGGGCTTCTCC